GTGTATTCGTTAAGTCTACCAGCGCATACGGTACACAGGGTGGCGGCAAAGATACTTGCGTTACCTTACAGATTACGGACATGGAGATATTGCCAGCAGAAGGTAAGTCGGACAACAACTCAATGGCATCCATGCTTTACGGACCGCAAGTGACCTCGAATGTGGGTGAATAATGTCCGTATACATGAAGCAAGGTGGTCAATGGCTTTATGACCACTCAACTTCGGACATTGTCGGAGTTAAAGATCCTGATGGAAGCGAGTTCTTCTTTGCAAGAACATCAAGATTTGGATCTTTCTTTGACACTACAAACCAAAATGGAACCGCTGACACAGCTAGGGTGATGACATTTGATAATACGGATGCAGCAAATACCGGAGTATCGATGGCATCTGCCTCAAAATTCAGTGTTAATAGGGATGGAGTATACAACTTCCAGTTTTCCGCTCAATTTGTTAATGAAGACACTAAAGGTAATGATGCAAGTGTTTGGTTCGCTAAAGGAACTACAGGTGCATCAACAGCGATACCAAATAGCGCTACATTAATATCAATAGCGCAAACTCACGGTGGCATTCATGGGCATACAATTGCAGCTTGGAATCTATATATACCAATGGTTGTTGGGGAATACGTTGAACTGTATTGGTCTAAAACTAGCATTGATGTTTCCTTGCTTGCTATTGGAACCCAGGCATCTCCGACAAGGCCAGCGGCTCCATCTATTATTCTTACAATAAACGAAGTAACGTAAAGGAGATAATCATGAAAGGTAAAAGCAAAAAGCCACCAAAGCCACCAAAGTATTGAACACAAAATTATCCGTAACTATTTAATTAAGGTTATATTTACAAATGAGCAGCTACGATCCATTAGATACACGAGACCAGGACCGCGCAAAGTCTGATAAAGAAGTGCGCGATAGAATGGAATCTGAAAATGAGTCGATAGATATTAAATGGCTCATGGGAAACAAAAGGGGCCGTAGAATTATTTGGCGGCTTCTGGATCAGTCGGGCGTATTTCGACTTTCGTTCAACAGCAACTCGATGACGATGGCTTTCAACGAGGGGCAGAGGAACTTTGGTAACCGTATGCTTGCAATGATCCACACTTTATGTCCAGAGTTATATCCAGCCATGCTAAAGGAGTCTCAAAATGCAAGAAACAACGATGACGGAATCGGCCCCAACGACCACTGAAAGCCTATCTGTATCGCAAGGTAGCGTAAGCCAGCAACCGCAAGGAAGCCAGCAAGCGCAATCGCAGCAAGCAGCACCAGAGCAAGCCCAGCCCAACATTACAGATGGCAAGCAGGGTCAACAAACCAGCCAGCAGGTAGATGTCAGATATGGCTCTCCTGAGAACTATGATTTTAAACCTCCAGAGGGTAGGAACTACGACCCGGAAGTAATGAAGGTTTACACTGAAGTGGCTAAAGAGTTGAATTTGTCTCAGGATGCTGCACAGAAGTTATTATCGAAACTTGGTCCACCTGTCGAGGCCCGTCAGGCTCGTGAGTTGGAGCAGTTGCGTACCGGATGGACTAATGATTCTAAGGCTGACGCGGAGTTCGGTGGGGAAAGACTCACAGAAAACCTGGCAATCGCAAAGAAAAGTTTAGATCAGTTTGGTACGCCTGGCTTACTTTCGCTGTTGAATGAATCGGGACTTGGAAATCACCCTGAGATAATCAGATTTTTCTATAGAGCCGGTAAAGCAATTGGTGAAGATAAGTTTGTCGGTGGCGGTCAAGGTGGTAAGAACTCAGCGAAGTCTAATGCTGACTATGCCGCTTCACTTTATCCTACTCAACAACAGCATTAAAAAGGAGATTTAAAAATGGCTACACTATCAAACACAGCCCTAACCCTCGCGGATTGGGCTAAACGTACAGACCCTACCGGGAATGTACCAGTCGTTGCAGAACTGTTATCACAAAGCAACGAGATCTTGGAAGATGCAGTATTCAAGGAAGGTAACTTGCCAACGGGTGAACGTGTTGTTATCCGTACCGGTCTGCCTACCGTCTATTGGAGAGCATTGAACCAAGGTATTCCAAACAGCAAATCAACCACAGCACAAGTGGATGATGCTTGCGGTATTCTGGAAGCCCGTTCTGAAGTAGACAAAGACTTGGCAATGCTGAATGGCAACACCAGCCAATTCCGTCTGTCAGAAGATCAAGCGTTCTTGGAAGCAATGAACCAAACCCAAGCAACCACCTTGTTCTACGGCAATCCTGGTACAGATCCAAAGCAGTTCCTTGGCCTGGCATCACGTTACTCAAGTCTGTCTGGCGGCAACGCACAGAACATTCTGAGTGCCGGTGGTTCTGGTTCAGACAACACCTCTGTTTACCTGGTAGTTTGGGGTGACAACACTGTTTACTGCCCGTTCCCTAAAGGTTCTAAGGCTGGTTTGGTCCATGAAGATCTGGGCGAACAGACCGTCTACAACTCAGATGGCACTCGTATGCAAGCATTGGCCACCCGTTACCAGTGGAAGAATGGCTTGGTTGTTAAGGATTGGCGTTATGTCGTTCGTATCCCTAACATCGATGTCGGCGATCTTATTGCGCAAAGCGGAACGCAAGAGCCAACCGATGCAACTGCGTTGATTAAGTTGATGGCTCGTTCACTGTATCGTATCCCTAACATGAGCATGGGTCGTGCAGCTTTCTACATGAACCGTACTGTTCACTCTGGCCTGGCACTTGCTGCTATGGACAAGAGCCAATACGTTCTGAAGATCGAACAAGGTCTAACCCAATTTGGTCAGCCTGATTCATGGTTGAGTTTCCTGGGAGTTCCACTGCGCCGCGTTGATTCGTTGCTTAACACCGAAGCAGTTGTATCCTAATCTAGATAACAGAGGAGAATTAAAATGATCACAGATGCACTTCTACGGGTTTCAGATGCGCAAGCATTAACGACCACAGCAGTTAGTACCAACACCATTGACCTGGGAACAGCACGGGATATGGGTGAAGGTGCAGACTTATACTTCAACTTCGCTATGATCACCGCTGCTGCTGGTGGTACTAGTGTAAAATTTGAAGTTATCAGTTCAGCCGCAGCAGCATTGACCTCACCAACCGTTATCGGATCTAGTGATGCAATCGTCACTGCATCCTTGCCGATTGGTACTAATGTTGCTGTACTGGTAAACCCTGCTCTTGCAAGTTTAGGGCAACGGTACCTTGGTACGCGTTACACCATCGTTGGCACATACAGTGCTGGCACGGTGACCGCTGATCTGGTTACAAACATCCAAGATGGTAAGAAATTCTACGCATCAGGATTTTCAGTAACATAATTTAAAGGGAACTATCCATGACTAAGAAATACCTTGTTCTAGTGAAGTCATATATCAACAATGCAATCCGTGAGGAAGGCGATATTGTTGAATACGATACCAAGCCAGGTTCTAATCTTCAACTGGTAGAGGAAGATGCTAAAGAAGAGGTTGTAAAGGAAACAAAAAAGAAATAGTTGTGGTGCGTTTCTAGTGTTTATAAGGGGGATTCGGGAAACCTTTTCCCCCTTTTTTTCTAAGGGGAAATTATGGCATCGGAAGTTGATATTGTTAATCTTGCTCTGGCAAACCTTGGAGATAACGCAACCGTAACGAGTTTGTACCCTCCCGAAGGATCTGCTCAGTCAGAACACGCGGCAAGGTTCTACCCAATAGCGCGAGATACTCTTATAGAAATGCATACATGGGCATTCACTACCAGGAGAGCAACTCTTAACCTATTGAACATTACAGTTCCTCAGTGGAAGTATGTATACGCGGTACCAAATAATTGGGTTGGTTGTATCGCAGTCATCCCATCAGATTCAAATTCAGACTACAGTTCAATATACTCCCCAGTTGATACGCTAGGGTATACGGCCAACAATGTCCCTTTAGTGCAGGGCGGCCAATACATTCCGCAGCCATACCAGGTAGAGTCTGCTGATGACGGTTCAGATATTATCCTTACAAATCAAGAGAATGCGGTTCTTAGATACTCGGTATCTGTAACTGACACCACAAAATTCACCGCCATGTTCACAATGACTTTGGCCTGGCACCTAGCATCAATGCTTGCCGGTCCAATAATTAAAGGTGATATCGGGGCAGCGGAAGCTGAAAGATGCGCCAAAATGATGGCCATCTATTTACAGAAAGCGAAGGAATCTGATTCTATTGACCGACAAGTCAAGCCTGGTCACATAGTTTCATGGGTTGCTGGACGATAAGATGCCAAATATAAAGATATTTAAAGGATCTTTTTCTGGTGGCGAGATGTCTCCAGATATGTTCGGCCGGATAGATGACGGGAAGTATCAGAGCGGGGTGGCCAAGTGCAGAAACTTCATAGCCAGGCCACAAGGACCGGCTGAGAATAGGGCTGGATTTGCTTTTGTAAATGAAGTTAAGAACTCAAACGTAGCAACTCGTTTAATACCGTTCACATACTCAACCACCCAAACGATGGTGATCGAGATGGGTGCCGGATACTTCAGATTTCATACCCAGGGAGCAACTCTACTAGCGGGGTCTCCGGCCGCATATAACGGAGCAACTGCATATGTTGTCGGTGGGTTGGTAAGTTCTGCCGGTACGAACTATTACTGCATCCTTGGGACCACCGGCAACGCTCCTCCGAATGCAACTTACTGGTATCCATTGCCTAGCGTTTATTATGAGATTCCAAATCCATATGCCGCTGCTGACCTATTCGATATCCACTACGTTCAGTCTGCTGACATTATTACTTTGGTTCATCCAACGTATCCTCCAAGAGAGTTGAGGAGAAATGGAGCAACCAACTGGACTCTGCCAACCATTAATTTCACTCCACCCATATTGGCCCCAGCAAATCCAACAGTTACATCAACCGGGTTCACTGCTCCAGGAAAGTACAACGCTTACTATGTTGTTACTGCTGTAGGATCTGACAATATAAGCCAGTCTGCTGCCAGTACAAACGCACTAGGCAACTCATTTAATATCACCGGCATTACGGCTGCTAATCCAGGCGTGATCACAACAGCGGCCCATGGCTTGGCTATTAATGATCGGGTGTATATATCAGGAATAACTACCGGCCCAACAGCATTAAACGGAAACTTCTACCTAGTAAACACAGTACCTTTAGCTACAACTCTGACATTAAAAACTGAAGCTGGTGTACCTGTAAACACAACTGCAATGCCAGCATGGGCTGCTGGTGGAACTGTTAAGCTTGCATTTATAAGATCGAATCTATTCGAGACCGGGTGTACTAATTTCATAAGCTGGGATGCTGTTAGTGGCGCGACTAGGTACAGAGTATACAAATTACAGGGTGGGATATATGGTTACATTGGAGAAACTGGCGGCCTTTCAATTGTTGATGACAATATTGCTCCTGACCTGGGGGTAACTCCACCAACGTATGAGTCTGCATTTAATTCAACAGGCAACTACCCTGCTGCTGTTTCATACTACGAGCAGAGAAGGTGTTTCGCTGGGACCATATTAGAGCCACAGAAGATCTGGATGACCAGGTCCGGCACCGAATCAGATATGTCCTACTCTCTCCCGATTAAGGATGACGATAGGATCGCATTTAGAGTGGCCGCTCGTGAAGCAAATACAATTCGACACATTATCCCCCTCACTCAGCTTCTGCTTCTAACATCGGCCGCAGAGTGGAGGGTTACATCGGTCAATTCAGATGCAATCACCCCATCAACAATCAGCGTTAGACCCCAGAGTTATGTCGGGTCGAGCAATGTGCAGCCGGTGGTTATTAATAACACCTTGGTATACGCATCATCCAGGGGCGGCCATGTCCGTGAGTGCGGATATAACTGGCAAGCGCAGGGATTCATTACCGGAGATCTGTCAATTAGAGCGGCTCACCTATTTGACACATACACAGTTACCGATATGTGCTACTCAAAGTCTCCGCTTCCGTTAATTTGGATGATCAGTTCCACCGGAAAGCTTCTTGGCCTTACATATATTCCAGAACAAAGCATTGGTGCCTGGCACTGGCATGATACTGACGGAACATTTGAGAGTTGCACGGTAGTTGCTGAAGGAACGAATGATGTTCTTTATGTGATAGTCAAAAGAACTATCAACAACGTGACCAAAAGGTACATTGAGCAGCAGCAACCAAGAATATTTCCAGAGCAGAAGAATGCATACTTTGTTGATTGCGGCGGGATATATGACGGGACAAATACTTCTGTAACCACCGTTACTGTAAGCGGCGGTACTTTGTGGGGTCCATCTGAACCTTTAACAATAACCTCATCAACAGCGCAATTTAACTACCCGGCTCAGTCAGATGTTGGAGATGAGATAGTTATCTATAGCGCGGACGGAGTTACTGAGTACCATCTCTTAATTACCTCAACTTCATCAACTACCGTAGCAACGGCAAGAATTGATAAAGTATTAGAGGTCGCTTTAAGGAACGTGGCCACCACAGACTGGTCATTCGCTAGAAATATAATCACCGGACTATCCCATATTGAGGGGAAGATAGTTAATATCCTGGCAGATGGGACTGTTCATCCACAGAGAACGGTCACCAGCGGGGCTATAACGCTCGACAGGGCGTATTCGTACATCGTCATAGGTCTACCTATCACCGCAGATCTTCAAACGCTCCCAGCGGCCTCTCAGATGGACAGTGCATTTGGCCAAGGGAGATTCAAGAATATAAACAAGGCTTGGATCAGAGTCTATAAATCATCTGGATTGTTCATAGGTCCGGACGAGAATAACCTTGTTGAGGCGAAGCAAAGAACTACGGAGCCGTATGGCTCTCCTCCGGCATTGAAGTCTCAGGAAATTCTAGTGATGACCACTCCGACATGGGCAGATGGTGGCCAGGTTTATATTCGCCAAACAGATCCGCTTCCTTTGAGCGTAGTCGGATTAACTCTTGAAGTTTCCGTTGGAAGTTAGTATCCGTATCATTGTTTATTGATGTTCCAATACAAGAAAAGCGAGGAATAAAATGGCGGCAATTGCTAATAGTGGCGCACCTTACATGGCTTTCTCCCCGGCCGCATTTACCACTTACACGGGGCCAACACAAACTTCTTTCTCCGCGAGTCCATTTACCACTTACACGGGGCCAGCAGGTGGCGGTGTCGGTGGCGGCGGCGGTGGTGGCAGCGGCATGAGTACCATGGGCCAGGTTGGCGTTGGAATGGCTATCATGGGCGCGATCCAGAGCGGGATAGGAACATTCTACGCAGCCAAGTCAGCCAAGAATCAGTTGAAGTCTCAGGCAATGACCTTTGACTACCAGAAGCAAATGTCAGCATTGAATGCTAGGGCTATGGAAGACACCGCCCAGCAGATAATGAGGGCTGGAGAACAGGACATTGGCAGACTTACTCTCAGGTCCGGGCAGGTAAAGTCTTCTGCAAGGGCCGCTCAAGCTGCTCGTGGCGGTCAAATTGGAACCGGATCTAATGCCGAAGAGTTGGCATCTCTAGAGTTAATGAAGCAGACCGATGCTCTCACCATAAACTCAAA